TATTAGAAGCCTGTCAGCCGTTATAGTTGCGTCCGCAATGAATGTTCCACCTACCGTTGAACTCGTAGCATTACCTACCGTACCATTTGTAGAAGTCCAAGTAACCGGGCCGCGGAATGGTTCATACTGAGTAAGGCTAATCCAGTGAGGAAACGTACTTGCCGCCATTACCCTCTAAGCCCCCCAGCCATCCCCGGATGAACTATCAATCCTCCAGCGGATGGCGTATCAAAGTAGTCTAGAAAGACCGTGAACTGAGGGATTTGCGTTGTTGTCTCGGTAAATGAACCAGTGGCACGGTCATTTCTTGTTACCTGTTTTGCAACAAGCCCATTGAAGATACTGTCAAATGTAGTTGCTCCAATATTAACAACACGAAATTGATGTATATCTTTGTCAGCGTCACTGTAAACAACGTAGTACTTATTGCCACCAGTCAACACAGGGCAAGCGTCAAATGCATATTGCCTAACACCTTCAGCAAAAGCGGCTGAGTCTCTAGCCACACGCTTGTCATATGCATTTGAATCAAGAATAGTTGTGCCGTTAGTGTCATAGAGCCTTATTTCAAATGAGTCATCCCGGGTATTAGAGGGTAGGTGGCCACTGAATACGATTGACTTTATTTTGTATGATATGCCAGAAGGCATCTGAAACGATACACCCCACTCAGTCATATTAGTAGCCTCAAACGACACTAGCGTCTGATGAGTGGTTGTCAACGAGTGATAGCCATACCAGTTTGTTCCATCAGAAAACATTACCGCTGGATGTCCAGATGATTTTGTTACTGCCGTTGTTACACCATTGGCACAATATTCAAACTGCTGTGAAGTAGTAAGGTTACTCGTAAATGATGTCCTGAATGTAGCAGAGTTACCCGTTGCCCAGTTGTTTGCAGTGAAGCCAAACCAGTATCGAGTCCCCTTAGTAACAGAGGCACTTATACCTGACAGATTATATATACCTGTAGCACCACTGAATGTTGCGGAGCCAGTACTCCCAACAAGCCCTGACGTAAAGTCTGGTGCACCAGCCGAGGTCAAGGAGTAGACACCACCAACAATCGTTTTGTCGTTAACTGTCCCAGCCGTTGCCGTACAACACATTGCAATGTTCGTGATAGTCACCGACTCAGTTGCGTACAACACGTTTCCCACACAGGTATTTGAGGCACTGTTACCAAGAGCAACACCAGTAGACGCAATAGCACCTCCGTCAGTTGGAGCATTCCAACCAAAAGGCACTGTTATCCATCCGTTATACGTCACTGCCGCCATCTACTATTCACCTCTATCCAGTGGTTGGCTCAACCCGAACCATTACGTCAGTTGATGGGTCTATAACGATAGTGTTCCCTATCGCATTGCTTTGCATACGGTCAAGATAAGACGCTAGGAAGTAAATCACCCCGTCGTTACCTAGTCCATTTTCAGTAACTGGATTCTGTTGGTTGGGCTGTAAATCACCACGTTGAATGTACAGATAAGACCCGGGTTCAGTTTCGACAACCCAGTTCAAACCATCAACCCACATAGACAGAATTTTAATCGTTTGCGTCATGCTTTCAAGGTCTCATTATCAACCCACTTGAGCCTATGCCAAAAAAACGCCCATGTAAACAATAGTCCTATGCTGAAATTAAGGAGTATGACAGACCAATGTGGAGTTGATAGGTTTATAACATTGAATAATCCAATTGCCGCTACCGCTATTAGGCTAAAACGAATCCATGACCTTACAAGAAAACTCTTTTTTTGAATAGGCGAGTCCTCATGTTGAACAAGAAACATGAACGCCGTAACCGAGATAGTAATCATACTAGAAGGGACTAGGTTTATATATGTCAATATACTCATCATGATTCCTTCTTAGGCTCAATTTTACTATTGAGTTTTGTAATACCCGTTCTATCCAAAATGAGTTCGACTCCCTTGAGTCCAAGCACACCTAGTAGAAATGCGAATCCAAGCATATATTTTGCGTCTTTTACATGAAGCATGTCGGCAACGATAGGAGTCAGGTATGTAGCCGATGCAGTACCAGCAACGACTGAGCCAAATGATGCCCCCAGATTCTTACTTGAATCCTTGCTTGCCATAATTAATGAACCGACAAACCCTGCAATTGCTTGCCCGATATTTATTCCAAGTTCTTCGGCTTTCATCTTACACATCCCTTGTTGTTGAACTAATTGTTACGTATCGCTCAGGTTCATTTTGCGATTGAGCAAGTTCATTTGCCATTTGTTTCTTTATTGACCCGACGGAGAATACAGGAGTGTCAGAGTCTTGCCTTATAAAGAAGGCTATCAGTGCCGTCATCATTGCTGGAAGACCCGCACGAATGCCTTCAATCGATGACAAAGTAAGTGATTTCATTATTGAGCCAAACGTAGCCGTATCAGCAATGTGCTGGTCTTTCCACGCTGAATCGAACTCTGGTGCGGCACTAGCCATGAATGCACCGATTGCAATAAACAACATTCTTCCGTATGCTACATCTTTCACAATAGGTCACCGTCCTCATCACTCATGATGTCGCAACTAAGACTCAGGAGCAATGCGTTGTCACGACCATTGTCAACGCTTTCTACGGAAAAGACACGTCCTTCAATCAATCCACTTGTTACACGGACTCTGTCTCTAGGAAGTACGTCGGTATCAAGAGGCACACGTATTGTCCAGTTGGAACGGGCTTGCATCACACCGCCCTGAATAGACTCATCGCCTGAGGACTGATTAATGCGGCACTTGCAATAGGATGAGATACGCCACTCAGTAAGAATCCCACCAACTCCGTCAGAAAGAGGAGAGTTGCGTAGGATATCAGCGGTAGTCGGTAATGCTCGACGTGCCATCTCAGCACGGATAGGTGTTAGGTGGTCTTCAGGATACATGGCATCAGACTATCTCCATCGGTCTATATCGGCTTGCCGCCTTCATGCACTGGTCATACAACTGACTCATACGCACATTTACGCTACCGTCTGATGCATCCGTCAACTCAACACAACGCTCCGCCTTCATAAGCCAACCACGCCAAGCGGCTCGCTTGATGTCATACAGTTCTTTGTATGTAGGCCCTACGTCTAGAAACACAACCCCATTGTCGGTTGTAAGGCTATCCCTACCTAAAGTGTTCCAGTTTGGTTCTGTAGCACTGGTTGTTCCAGCGTATTTCACCCTATATAAACGACCATTGAATGTAACTGGATATACAAAGTCTCCAATAGTGTAAGCCGTACTGGCTTCCCATAGCAAACCACGCTGTGACTCATCAACAACGGCAAGGATGTCATCCGTAGACAATTGTGGTTGTCTGTCAGACGCACACATACGTGCGACTTCAAGGGCGACTTCCTCACGAGTTTTCATTAGGTTACCAATACCTCTCCACCATTTGCTCCACGCAATGTAGCCGTAGATGGAATTTCTTTTGAACGGGACAAGATGGCAAATGCTGTTACAAATCCACCTGTTACCCCCGAGCCAATTGTAAGCACAAGGTCAAGATAACGCTTGCGTTTTCGCATGTCAATTTGGAACACAAAAAACTTGTTGTCGTCTGTAGCAGTAGGGCTAAGCGAAGCAGGCCCGTTAGCACCAGTAATGTCAATGAACCCAGACCCCGATGTATCTGACTCTTGAATCTTACAGGATGTTACCGCTACGTCAGTTGCACCAAGGTAGACATAAACTGATACCCAGTCATACTTCACGCCATTCTGTACTGAGTCAACCTCAGCAGTAGTAAATGATGCATTATTAATGATTGCGGCAGGCGGGGTAATACTTAGAATCTTTTGGTCGAGGAAAATAATCATTTTTTTACCAAAATAGCCCCCTTGCTTGAAGGGGGCTATTCAAAGGGTGCTAAATCAGGAGTTCAGTACCAGTTATGCCACGAGTAGTGGCTGTAGATGGTGCTTCCTTCATTCGGTCAAGTATTGCCCATGCACAACCAAGAGTTGCGGCAGTAGCAGTACAAACAACCTTGAGATAGCGACGTGTTTTCCGAACATCTACGTTGATGGAGAAGATTTTGCCATCATCGGTAGTTGTCGTGACAACACCAAACGTACCACCAGTTCCATTGCCAGTTGCTGGAATGTCTACAAAACCAGAACCGGATACATCGGAATGTTGAAGTTTGAAGTTGCCAGCGGTGATGTTTCCAGCACCAATTACGCCAAACATATAATAGATGACTGCGTAATCAGTCTTGACACCACTCTGAACCGTATCAAGTTCAGCGGATGCAAGTGCAGTGCTAGAAATAGGAGCCAGTAGTTTGACTACCTTTTGGTCTAAACCTTGAATCATGTTTGTTCTCCAGTGGGAGGTAATTTCTTACCTCCCACAAAGTTAATCACTACGAGGATGCAGTGATGAGTCCGACGACTGGGCCCGGGGCACGAAGTGCCGCTGTAGCGGAAGCGTTTCCAACGTCATGAACGTTGATATCAAAACGCTGTGTTCCACGAAGCGTAAGTTCGTCCGTCGTAAAAGCGGCGTGTTCAGATAGTGCAAGAGTGACATCACGTCGGTCACCAAGCATGGAACCCATGCGTAGGTCACCGAGAAGTGCTGTGACTTGGCTAACGGCACTATCCTTTGGAAGAACCTGTGCAAACTCCACTGGATAACCAAGGAAGTATTGACGAGCAATTCCATTGATGATTTCGACGCTAGAAGTCCCCGCCGTACCTTCAGCCAATTTCACCATGACTTCATGATAGAAAGAACGGTGTACAAACCATTTAGCATTTGGGGTGTCGGCATACTGTGGAAGACGACCAACTAACTTACGGAAGTCAGCGAGCGTAATCGAGGCGAATGACGACGCATAACCACTACCAGTACTGACTACAAGACCAGCAATGTTGGCGATTGTTGCGTCAAGACCCTTCATCTTCTCACGGAATCCAACGATTCCACCGAAAGTAGAAGAGCCATCACCGTTGAAACCAGCACCGTCCTCAGCGAGGGCGAATGCATATGCGATTTCGTCAGCAACTGTGGATGCAAGGTCGATTGCACTGTCTTCGTTCAGTTCGACAGACAACTTCGCCAATGCCGCCAACTTCTTGGCAATCAGGCGAACTCTGTCCCACTGGAGTTCGGACTCAGTTACTGTGGATGCTTCACCAACGTAGTACGCAGTCAAGCCACCCTTACGGCGTGGACGGGTCTGAGTATCGGATGACATTGGAGTAACACGGGAGTTACGGCGGAAAACACCATACTGCTCACGAAGGTCGATGAGGTCGGAGAGGAACTCTTCAGGTACGAGGAATCCACCAGCCTCATTCTCGTTCTCGACGTGACCCTTGATTTCAATGCCACGCTCTTTGCACCAGCGTTGTGCCTTACCTTGACCAGCAGGCCCGGCAAGGAACCACATACCAAAGCGGTATGCCTTCAATGCTCGCTCAGATTTCGTTTCACCTTGGAAAGGGCCGGTCTTCTGAACAGCGGACAAAGATGCCGCCTTTATTGCGTCCGTTCTGTCGTAGTTCTTGACAGCAGGAGCCTCTTCGACTTCCTTTACCTCAGGATAAGGGAGTGCGTTGTCTGTTGCTTGACCAGCAAGAGCCTTGAGTGACTTGATGCGAGTAATAAGAGTCTCGTTCGTTGCAATCAATTCTTGTGCGTCATCCATCGAGAGATTCGGGTCACCAAGGATTCCCTCGGCTACCTTCTTGTTCTCCACAATTTGTACTTCATAATTGCGGATTCGTGCATTAATATCCATCTTTATTAACCTTCCTGTGATGCGAGTTGCTGGAGCATCAACTGACGCATAAGTGTGTCACGCTTTGCTCCTGAAACAGCCTTTGCTTCTTCTGACAATTCTTCTCCGTCTACAGAGGTGTCATCGTCTTCATCAGCATCCGTATCGAGTTCAGTGACTGACTTAGCCTCTTCAACTGAAGTGGCTTCATCAATAGATGTCTCAGCAACAGGCGTAGCAACCTGTTTTCTACGGGGTTTCTTTACAGACTGCTCGGACGTTAGTTCCGTGGCATCCTGTACTACTGGCTCTTCTACTTGCGGAGCATCTTCCCAGATGATTGCTTTCGATTCGCTTGCGACCTCATCGGTCAGTTCGGCAACCCCTGCATCGCACAGGGCTTTCCAACCATGAGAAGCAACAGTTTTTGCTTCTCGTCTTGAGAGTCCGAATGCATCACGCACACGTTTCTCAAATTCACTTACCGTCAAAGGCTTCGACTTATTAAAAGTCGTTGGAATTGACTGAACTTCGTTTAGTGGGCGAAAACGCTCTGATAAGAATGACTTACCAGCGGCATTGAACATATCCCACTCTTTCATTAATTTACCATGATACGAGTCGTATGCATCCCCGTCTTCACCTTCAGACATAGCCTGAATCATGTCATAGTACGCTTGCATCAGATGGCTAAGGATGGTGGATAAAACCTGTGGATTAACTTCCATATCAGGCTTCTCACGCATCATGTCGCCAACTACTTCTTCTGACTCATTACGCAATCGTGCCATCGGCATTGGAGCCGTAGGCATTTGATAGTCATCATTCTTATGTGCCATCCCACAAGATGGACAGAACGACATACCCTTATGCATAGCACTGCCACACATCTTGCACGGAGAGAACGGAGACTGCATTGCTTGTGAATAGTCAGGCATGTAACCTTGCATCTCAGGTCTTTGATAAGACATACGGCGACGCATCATCTCATCTTCTGACATAGGAGTGTTTGAACGTCCGTAGCCAATCATTGGAACAGTTTGCATATATCCTTGAGGAGCAAACGGCTCACTCATGTTTTGTATTGCTGAATACTGAGTTGATGGAGACATGATTGGCATATAGCCTTGGACGGCAGGATATGCGGTCGTATTAGGCATCACGGGCATATAGCCCTGCATCGAATCTTCTCGTGGAACCATATAACGACGACGCATCATTTCTTCCTCCGACATAGGAACATTATTCCTCATTGTATTCATTCCTTGCACCTCCGCACGTTGGGGGAATGCATAAGTGTACGACTTTGGACGCACAAGAGCCACTGAAGGGTTTGATTGCACAATAATAGAAGGCTTTTGCATTTCCATACCATAAAAATTGCCTTTAATAGGTTCGTCGATTTTTGCTAATGTGTCTCCACGATGCGTTACTTGTACATCCCCTAGTATGTACGAGCCATCACTTTGTTTCTCAAACAACCGTATTTTATAAACAGGCTCACTTGATGTCCCAACCATAGGTTTACCATTAGGGCTCGGTGTAAGTGTGCCGCTACTTGACATTGCAACAATTTGACCTTGAGCAAGCCCACCAGAAGAATTCCATTGAACATAGTCATTAATCTTGAATTGTGCTTTAGTATTACTAAAGCCCATATTAATCATATCTTTTAACGACTTCGTATTAGCCATGTTTCTAGGTTCGGCTGGCTTAGGGGTAAGGCTTGTCTCAGCAATATTCCATCTA